TTTCCTTGCAGCGCTTCTAATACTGTATCTTCCAGTAACTCCATACGAGCTACCATTGAGTTCGGTTTTTTCTCTGGCGCATCTTGACCGAATGGGACGAAGTAGATGTTTTTTGTTGCCATTAGGCGCATGAGGTTGACGCCAACATGGTAGCGACAATATAAACATTTCTTTTTTCTTCTATTATATATTTATTTCAAATCCTGTAAATTTATTTTGTATACCATATTCTTCACAGGTACCCATAAACGAATTAGACGGTACTTTAGTAATTAAATGGAAAAGTTTTACTTTGATATTGAGTTTACTACAGCAGCATATTTACATATATATCCTTTAATTGGTATGATTTACTTGTTCGCATAAAAGGGGGGAGATTTTTGAGTTTAAATATGTATTTAGGGGAAGTACATGCCCAAACACAAAGTATGAATGCTGTATGTACGGCTACCATTCAAGGTATGGAACAAGCGATTCAGTCGATTGACGCTTTTGCAATGGATACTGTGTTACAAGGGCAAACATATAGCAGTGCAAAATCATTTTTTGTACAAACCTTTCGTCCTTTAGCACAAGGAATCATTTATCTGTGTGAAGAGTTAATTCGTCAGAATGATGCTTTTCCAAGTCAATTCCAATCACAAGTCGCTTCCACGGATGTCGTTGAACAAGAGTTACTAGAACAAATTCGAGAAATTGACCGAATGAAAACAAGTATAGAAGCCATCAATCAAGCTGTGCCACTCCCGGGTATGGACGCTATGGCGAATCTTTTTACTGTCATGAGGAAAAAACTGCAAGAAAAATTAGAACATCTATATGAATTTAATTATACTTCTAGTAATAATTATGATACTGCACTCCAACTAGCCGCTAGCATTGCGATGGGTTTGGCGGAAGTTCAAAGTGGAAAAGGCTTTAGTCCTGCAAGTGGTACATTTAGTACGCAAGGGTTGAATATGGAGTGGATAACTTCTATCCAAGCGATTACAGAAGAAAAAAAACGTCATTCTGAAGGAAGTAATATTATAGAAGAATCGTTGTTCGATAAATTTAAAGATACTGTTGAAAATAACGTAGAAGCGATAGATCATTTGTACGAAAAGTTTATTCGACAGATAGAAAACACTCCTATTATCGGGCAATATTATAATTACAAAAAAGGGCAGAGTGAAGCGGTGTTAGATGAACTTAAAGGAATATTAAACACAATTTTACATCCAATAGATAGTGTTGAGGGTGCTGTGTATGCTCTTTCTCATATCGACGAAACATTTGCTGCTGTAGAACAAGCTATTTCTGATTCGTGGAATCAAGATGTTGTAAATGGAGATTGGAATAGCAGAGCTAAATGGTATGGAAATGTAGAGATGCAAGTTAAATTAGCAATCGCTGAATTATTCGTAGGAACAAAAGGTGTAGATAAAGTTTCAACGTTAGGCAAAACCTCAAAACTTAGTGAAAGTGTAAATTTTATACACGGCACTAAAAACGTAATAACTTTAGATAAGTATAAGCAAAGCGTTGACATGTTGAATAATATTCTAATGCCAAAAAATCAATTTGCTTATACAGGAAGAAATATTGTAGACTCTTTCTCAGATAGCAATGCCCTTAAACAATCTAAAGAAAAATTATTGACTCATCAGTTTGCTGAAAGTACAGCTGAAGTTAATAAGGCAACAAGCGGAGCTGACTTGGATTTTAGAAAAGTAAATATTCAAACCAATGAAATTGGAGAAACTTTAGCTACTAGAAAGGAAATTCGAGCGTATAAAAAGGAATGGGGAGAATTAGGTATAAAAGTTAATATAGATAAAAAAGGAACAATTCTTCCAAACAATGTAGAAGCAGCGTTTGATTTTGTTAATGGGGATATATATTTAAAGAAAAAACCATCCGTCATAAATATGCATCATGAGGGTTTTCATGCAGAGCAGTGGTTAGATATAGGAAAAGAGCAATATATGAATCTTAGTAGGTTAGAAAGAGAAGAATATGTATTTGAACAAGTAATGAAAAATAAACATTTATTTGATAAAGCTTCTATTGACCATTCAATAGAATATATCGAAAGATTAAGATTGAAATATAAATAAAAGGAGAATTTTATATGTCTTTAGATAAGTATAAAAATATGTCTGATGAAGAGTTTAAACAATTGTCTACTGAAGAATTTCAAAATTATATAAAATTAAAGCAAGAAGATTTTTCAAGACATTATAGGAAAATAAATGAAATTACTGTAGATGTAATGTTAAAGCCTCGGGAAGCAATAGAAATTGCTAAACATTATCATAAGAAAAATAAATTAGATGGTGTAGTTAATGAAGATATCAACCAGCTTTTCTTTGATGAGGCTTATACATTTAAAATTGAGAAAGAAAATAGAAAAAACGATGATATAAGACCAGCTTGGAGAATATTAGTGGATTTACCAAAAAACCCTTTTCTTATGGAGGACTATACACTAATTGTGTCTGATAGGGATAAAAAAGTAATGGGTATGCTCGATCCAAATGGGCATCCAGTATTTAAAGGCAATGAATTTACAGATGAAGATATCGAATATATTATGAGCGATGAGGATTCTAAAGATTAATTAAGGTAATAATTTAGTGGATAGTTTTATAAATAGAATAATTGTCTTTTTAATTAGTTTTCATGCTATTTTTCTAGATTCTAAGGGCAGAGAAAGAAGAATTTAAAAGAACAAGATAATTGGAAGAAAAATTTTATATCTCTATTTTTTATATAATAATACATTTATTAACATCAACTAGGAGGAACATTCCTTGAAAGTTGTACGCTCTATATTTAAAGGCTTTCGTTTAATAGGTTTAATTATAAAGCCAGTACTTAAAGCATTATCTAAAAGTAAATTTTAAATCTCATAAATATTAAAATCCCCTTCTGCATATAGGTGCAAAAGGGGATTTTTTTCAAATTATTCTATTCGTTCTACAGACAGTACTCATAGATAAATAAGAAACGGTGTATATTTACCCTAACATTTATAAAGATGAAAATCAATATATAATTATCTACATATAGAACCAGATAATAATTTTTTCATAAAACTATTCTTTTGTTTTATTTTTTAATGTACTCGTACCACCAGTTTCTTTCATCCATCCAAGCTGTAATCTTATCAAGCTCGCCATTAGGTAGTACTTCAGTTTGTAAGTAAGCTAATCCAGTTAATGGATCAGAGACAACCTTCCCCTTTGTTCCACGCTCATTCATAGCGTTTACGACTTCCTGAACCAATGAAATACCAAAACCACCAGATTTAACATATTGATAGCCGCCATTGGCAATAGCTTGTTCTGGTCGTTTTTCTCCTGTAAACCAAGATAATGATTTACTGCCAATCAATTGGTTCAAATCACACTTACCGATACCAGGTACATTGCCTGTCTCTGTGTATTGCCAAATATCGCATGGATAAGCTGGCTTATTACCGCCATAACGAGGAATCCAAACAAAGTCAGCATTTACATTTTCCATACCAAACGGAGCATACATATGATGACCAACGTATAAACCAACTTTCTGAGCACCTAATCGGCGTAGTTCATCAATAAATGCTTGTGCGCCCACTCTCATATCATTCATTGTTTTTACTTCCACATCAGCCACCCATACTGTCGCGCTCTTGTCTCCACGGTTCCAGAAGTCACGAGCTTCTATTCTTGCATCATTTTCAGAAACGAAACGACAGAATGCATAGTTACCAAAAGGAATACCCTGTTGCTTCATGGCTTGTACATATCCTTTATACAATGGATCTACATAATTTGAACCATCTTGTACACGAGCGATGATGAAATCAATGTATTGCTTTGCTATAGGCCAGTTAATGTCACCATTCCATTTTGAAATATCGATAATTTGTCCCATTACTTAACATCTCCTTTTCTATCTTCTTGTTTTTGTTTACCGCCTAAAATCTCAACTGCATTTGTTAAAGCTTGCGGAAGCGGAATACCCATTCGTCCGGCATTTTCTAAAAGTGAAAGTAATTCATTACCCATGAAGAAGAAAATTGTCGCTTCACGAATAGCACTATTACTTCCTAACGCTGCATCTAATTGAGCTGCCGCTCCGACCAAAAGAAAAAGCACCACCTTTTTGGCGATGCCTTTGAAACCAACTTTACTTTTTAATTCTCCGTTATACCCTGCTGCAATCATGCCAGTTAGATAATCAATAACTGCCATCGTTACTAAGATTTTCAATGTTGCATCCCATCCTCCCAAGAAATACCCACAAAAGCCACCAAATGTAGCAATAAATGCTTTCATTAATACATCAATACGATCCATGTTTTCATCTCCTAAAAATAAAAAGAGAAGCATTTCAGCCTCTCTTAATACAAATATTGATTTTTCTAAACTTCCTCATTGAATTAAATTAGGGTGTTCTATCCCCAATACTTTACACTGTTCTAATATAAATTTATTCCACTTTTCTTTAGCTTCAATTATAAGAAAATCATACGTCCACATTAAAGTATCTGTATACCTAGAGTTCATCATTTGCTCTTTATAATCCATCCCTCTCCCCATAATAACCAATCTTTCTTTAGGGCCATGTAAAAATTCAAATTCCCCTTCAGCATTTTTCGAATTTTGTTCAATAAAGCGTACCCACTCACTAATCTGATTTTTTGCATGATTAGCTTCAGCTGTTGGTTCACCATTCTTTTTAAAAATTTTCACATTTGGACTTTCAAGTTCTATTAACATTGAGGGAAGACTATTCTCTCTTTTTAAAATGAAATCAGCAACTCTCTTTTCACCATTTAAATATAATGGATGTTCAAAATACTTATCAATATGACTAGGTAACAAATACATATAATATTCATTAATGTAACGATGTATCCTTCTTTCAACAAAAGATTTCCTTTTTATAATATTTTTAAATCTATCAAAAATATTCTGAAGGTTATCCACAAAAGAGTTTTGTTCTGAAAATTCGTTTTGGCCATTATTCCAAAAGTCAATTGCATTCTGTCTCGCTTCTTCTAATGAAAAAAATACTGGTATAAGATCTTTAGTTACATTAATACGAAGTGCTTTATCCTGCAAAACAGGAAGGGCATTTATATTGTTCTTCTCAATCATCTTCATATCTCCAAATGCCTGATAAAAATCACTTTGAGGAAGATTGTTAATTCTAATATTATCAATAACCCAAGGACTATGAAAATTCCTTAACTCTTCATTTGTAGAAATAACTTCTTCTATCACTTCATCTTCCATAAGATCATCAGAGGGAGTAATTGAAATTAGTACAAAATTACTACCATCAATATACCCCACACGTATTTTCCGATAACACAATATCCATGAAGGTATTGAAGTTAAATTCCCCTCAAATCTATTTGATAGCTTCTCGATACTTTGATCAATTTCTTTAAAATATGCTTTAATAATTTCTCTCATCACTATAACTCCCTTGCATAAAATTACCTTTTAATTCTATCACAAAAGAGTTCTTAATTTATATAAGTCCTAATCTACATTATACATGATTTTTATTTTGCAACTCCCAATATTCAATAGCTTGTGATAAATAAAAAAAGTGAGTTTCTTTAAGTGGTTGATTATTATTCTGTTCTTTTATCTGTATAAGGAGTTTTTTTGCCATTACATAAACATTATCCAACTCTTTCTTTTGACTTAAAGAATAATAATTCATTACCTATCCCCTCCTAATCTTATATTTTTTAGTTATTTATAGCTATGCACTACCTAATAATATGCATTCTATTAGAATTCAAGACTGTTCCATTATAACTTCAATCATAAAAAGGTTAAACTTTGATATTCAGCTAAACAATTGGGGTGATAACCAAAACAGGTGGAACTACTTAGCTCCCCGTGATCTACAAATTGAATTTACCAAAAGCCGTATTTTATACAAAATAAAAAACAGCTTATGGCTGCTCTTTCTCTATTTGTATTGTATTTTCATTAGTTGGTGGCTGTTGGGAGGGATAATTCCCTGTAAGCGATGTATAACACTCCATACAAATGTGTTTTTTCGCAAATCCCATATCTAGTTTATATAGACGTGCTCCACGTTTACAGATTTCGCATCTTGTTGCGATTCTAAAGCTTATGGTACCATCAAGTTCTCTCCACACTTCAACTTTATTCATGCCATTTGAAAGCCCTGCGTTATTTAATACATTGATTGGAATGTTTACAAAAACTCCATTCTCCGATCTTTCTAAATCTACTAAATATCCCATAAACGGCGTGACATCCCCAGGTTGTGGAGGTGCAACAGGTGAAATTGAATTCTGATTCATATACTACTCCTTTCTTCTTTATCCTAAACTATTAAAGTGCCACCCATTTGAGTTACAGACATAGAATCCTAATCCGCGGTTTCCTTCTACAAAACGAATATGCCCCCATTGTTGGAATCCACCACCGCCTAAGTTAATTCCTTGCATCGCCCTTATATTAGAAAAAACTTTTACATCCTTTTCTGTACTTATATCAAACGTTTGTCCGTCTGCTGCGGGTTTTATATTATTATTCACACCACCTACAGCAAGTGCGTTAAACGGCTGAATACCATCCGCTCTTTCTGCTGCTGCACGATCCCAATTATACATAGATGCATATTTGCCACTGTATAGCGTTACACCACTTACACAAATCGCTGTCCCTTGTCTCATGTCAGCACTTCCAGAACAAACTTTAATAATCAATGCATGTTGTTGCGGAATATAGTTTTTCGGCACTTTGAAGGTAAATGAATATCTTCTGATTTCTCCATAAAATGTAGACGGCTCCGGAAAGTCCATTTTTTGTTCATTCCATATATCGTAACTTACATTGTCTCGGAATTTAACGCAGCATACGTGTATTCGCGGTTTTCCTGTCTTACGCACGCCATTTATCATGGCAGTTCTAAAGTGAGCGGATGCTGTATATTCGTTTCCAGGATGTATACCGTTATTCACGATCGTTTCCGGATAGTTATACATATCTACCCTTGCAGCATTCACCATTTGTTCGTAATCGAATATATGTGTATTCTTTTCTATTACGACATTTCCCCAGGACTTCCAAGTAAGACCGTATCCACCTTCAAACCCATAATAATCGTTATGTCCAATGTTTTTCTTTGTAACACTAGAAAAGTCTGGATCTGCTATTAGGTTTCGTCTTGATACCGCAGTTGTTTTTGTTCCCCATTCGTCTTGGAATAGGAAGTCTAGCATTTTAACAGTTACACCATCTTTATCAATGGTTATCTTGTCACCGTTAATTCTAATAAGATTCGTATCAATACCTTTTGCTGTTAGCCATTTGACCATTGTATCTGCATTAATATCCAGTTTTGCAGCATTGATTGTAATTTTCCCAGGGGACATATTGATGGCAGTGACAATTCCGTCCTTTAAAATCTGCGCTAAAATCCCTTCATCTAAAACTTCTAACCTAGATTCCGTTTTCCTTGCATAGACATTATAAGTCTCATTTATAAACGTTTCTTGTTTTCTAGAAACGATTGTAATACCTTTTTCATTTGCGCCAATACTTCTTTCTAACTCTGTAACTTTCTGATTGTATTTCTCAGTAGCTACTCTATTAGCTATATCTTCTAGCATTTTATCAACATCCGTTTGATCTTTCGGATGTAACCAAAATTCTGTAGCTATGGTGCCACGTTGTAACATAGGTGCAGCACACCATAAACGCCCATTTCTTGTAACATAATAACGCCATCTCACAAACGATGTATTGGCTGGCGCTTTATCTGAACATACAGCACGAACCCATGTATGATTTACAACCTTGATATTTGTTCTAGCTGTTTTAATGCGAGTTTTTTTGTCACCCGTCCACCATTCAATTTCAATAAATGCACCACTACTATCAATAGGTGTTTTCCCATCAGTATTGAAATAACCTGATGCAACAAATTCTTCGTTAACCTGACACTCAATGAATTGGCTTGTAAGTCCCCACCAACGATCCTGAGTCTGGCCAGTAACGGTAATTGCAAATGTATTCATACCTTTGTATTTTAAATTCGTATCAACAGAACCAATAGCCCCATTACCGCTATTCCAAAACCAATATTTCTGTCCTAACTTAAAATCAGCATCACGCAACTCGTTGACAGTACCTAAACCGCCTACATAATCCTCAACATCTTTCTTTTTCATTGTTAATTTCAATGCTTCAGAGTGTTGCTGTATCGTTGTGGCCGCCTGAGTTAATGTTTTCCCTTGCTCAGTTTGTGTTTCCTGTAATTTCTTAACACTTGCAGTTGTTCCTTCTACATTCTTTTCTACAGTGTTAACACGTTCATTAAAAGCGGTTTGTGTTTTTTCTACCGTTTTAATACTTTCTTTAATACCATCCACACTTTTTTTAATCTCGGTTGTTTTCTTAGTGAATTCATCGCTCGTTACTTGATTTTCTGGAGCTGGTATCCAATCCTGTGGCTTATTACCTTTATATAAAGCAACCCATTCTACAATGGCTTTTGTAGTGTTACTTGGAAAGTTATACAGACTCAACTTTCTTTCATTTCCACTCGTTGCTGCTACAGCTTTAAAAGTTACATAGGTAATTCCATTCGCATAAACACTTGTTGCATATCCAACATTATTCGAACCGCCATTTTGCCAAATCCCGAACTTCTGCCCCTTCGGAACGCTACCTTTAATTACAAATGTATATTCTTCACCTGTAGAGAAATTTTCGGTTAGAGAATATGGATTGATTAGATAATCTGTTTTTTCGTATTTAGCATTTGAATCTAATAACAGATTACGTCCTCCAGCTTTATCGTTATTAACTTTCTTTTCTACACTCTCCAACTTCTCACTAATCTGACCAGCCTTTTCTGTAATTTCAGTTGTGGTTTTCTTTAAAGCATTTGTTGTTTGCTGCACCTCAGAGATTGTCTTTTCTGTACCTTCAGCAGTCTCTGCCACTGTATTTAATTTTCCAGTGATTTCACCGTCTTTTTTTGTTAAAGATTCAATAGATTTAGTAAAACCCTCGTTAGTTTGTTTCATTTCAGAAACAGTTTTATTAATTTCACCTTGAGAGTTTTGTACATTTTTAATCGTTTGCGAAACTTCTTGGAGACTATTTTTAACTTCCTTGAATTGTCCCGAAGCTTCTTTTTGCGCTTCTTCCACTTTTTTATTTAATTCTTCTTTTGTAAGTTTAATATCTTTATTAACCTGTTCCATTGTTTCTGTCTTGATAGTTTCCACATCAGGAATAAGGAGTTCCCAACCTTTACCGTTCCACACTTTTAAAATACCTGGTTTACCGTCGCTAATATCTCGCCATAATGTTTTACCTACTATAAGATTATCGGTCGGTGGATTTTTAGCTTCAATAATACTTACCGTATTATTTTTAAGATTCTCTTGAACTTTTTCAGCCAGTGTTTTTGCTACTTCTGATTCTTTCTTAGCATTATTAGCTGTTTCATTTGCATCTTTCACTAATTTATCTAACTGATCTATCAGTTCTTGCTTGCTACCTAGTGAACTAAGGATACGATTGTAAATCTTTCGTAGTTCTTCATTTGGATCTGTAATCTCACGGTAATCACCAAATGAGTATTTATCTTGCGAAGGATCAGTATATGATTCATCACCAGCGATTGCCCTTGCTTCTAAATAAAGCTTAGGTGTGAATCCAACATCTTTAATTCGGATTGTATCTCCCTCATTGATTAACTCGTGAGCTAGTCCAAATACACGCCCTATACTTTGTGCTTGAACATCATAAGATACAGAGGTATTCACACGTTTTACTAACTCTGTTTTCATAAGAGTCAATAAACGTTCTGATGTAATATCTTCTTCTGTTTCTGGAGTGTAAAATCCAAATTTATGTTTACCTCTTTCATTCCAACGTTGAAAAGCATCGCTATCCACAATATATGGCATACCTTTGTTTATATCTGCGATAGTGAGAACTTCTCCACCTTCTTTTTTGATAAATCCAATTAAAGCTGTACAAATGTTTTGTGAGTTCTCAATACGTTTGATTCCAATTAAATCTTTACCTAATGTTACTTCCTTTCCTGTTTCTCTTCCTCTTTTTTTCACCATATCTACATACCAACCTACGATTTGAGAACCGACCACTTCAACACGGTATATAATTTCTAATTCAAATAGGGAAGCAATCTTTTTTAAGAAACTCAACGGATCTATAAATTCGTCAATGGTCATAGAACGAAATCCAGCATACTCCGTTTTACCACGCTTCCATTTTACACCTACAAGAGCAATATCCATAAATTCATTTACTGTCTTACCTTCAATTTTCTGTGGACGAATATAGTCATCTTTAGCAAGATTAATCCATGCACCTGATGCATAAGTAATTACGGATCTATCGTCAGGGTCTTTTTCTACTTCAGTGATTACATACGGAACAATACTCCCATCCCTTACTTCTTTTAATACTAAGTTTTGTTGCATAAGTGTTGCCGCATATTTCGTGTTATCAAATACTTTAAACTCTAAAGTATCGATATTATTCTTGATTTCCCAATGACGTTTATCATCCCAATAATCTTTTGGTTGTATAGCTGAAACGATTTGACTAGTCTTAAAATCAATAATATGTAAGACTCCACTTGGCGTTCTCATCTAAATCGCTCCCTATATTTAACCTTTGCTATTCCGATATCATAAGGCATGATTTCTAGTGTATTCATACCTTTATTAATGATAGGAAAATTACTGAAAATGTCCTTAATATTAATCGCATCCTTCCCTTCAATCGTTACATGACTATTTTCTGTATCAATTACGACTTTATCGCCAACATCTACTATATAAGGCGGTGTGTTTTTCGTATTTAAATTTACTTTCCAAAACTTTAAATCACTAACTGACATCGCTTCTACTGGCGGTACATCCTGCCATTGCATAATGCTAATCTGTATTTGAGCTGCTTTTTCCATGTGATAGTTATTTTCATCTGTCCACCGTGCAAAACGCTCTGAATCATCTTTTTCTGTCCCAGGCAGAAATTTCGAAATATACGCTTCCCATACATTTCCTGTTCTAGCTATCCACAATCGTCCAAAATATTGATTCCATGTATTCGGATAATTACCACTCTCATAAATCAGCCCTGTTTTCCCTGGCTTGTTATCGTATCCAATAACCATCGTTCCAAAATTTTGTTCGGCTTGCCAAAAGAGATCATTCATAGCAATTTTCGAAAGTACCTTACTATTTTCATCGAGTATTGCTATCTCAACTCGTCCCATTTCATTGATTTTCTTACTCTTACAAGTAACGTAGGCTTGCATAATAAAATCTTGTACTGGACCACCAGGTATACTCTTTTTGACAGCTGCACCGTGCCACCCTTTTCCCGTTCCAGCTCCAAAATTAGAACAATAGAATTGGTATTTATCTGATTTCATTTCACCAACCGGTTCACCATCTTCCATTGAACTGACTTTACTCCATCCAACAGTAGTGGCCATTTCATCCCATACTATACGTTGATTCCTTTCCACAGGCTTTTCTACAGTTTTGAGTGGCATACCGATACGAAAATAATCTCGATTACTTAAAGATATCCCACCAAACCATACATCTAAAAAAGTGTTTGGTTTTTTAATGTCAATCTCAATAATAGGATTAGAATGAACGGTTCCTTTGTTTTGAACATTTGCCGTTAACCCAAGCGCACCTGTTTGAAAATCTACTGTTCGAGTAGGTCCTAATTTATAAGGAATCGGACAAATAAATTTCAAAGTTCCTTTACCTAACGTAACGAAATCATCAGGATTAAAATCTTCATCAATCACAGCT